CTGTCACAACAACAGGACTTGTTACTGCTGGAGGTAGACTCATAACCGATGACGCAACCGAAGCAACCAGTACGACTGATGGTGCGTTACAAACTGATGGTGGTTTGTCTGTTGTAAAAGACGCTGTGTTTGGAGATGACGTTAAGTTATTATCAGATGCTTCAGTTATTAGCTTTGGTGCAGACGGAGATGTAACTTTAACGCACGTTGCTGACACTGGCGTTACGTTATCTGCTGGAGACAATGCTACAGTTTTACAAATAGATTCTAATGACTCTGGTGCTGGTGGTGGCCCAAAACTTACTTTTAATCGAACCAGCGATAGTCCTGCTGATGATGATTACTCAGGAACTATTCTTTGGAAGACGGAAAATGATAATAACCAACAGTTCACTGCCGCACAAATCAGTGTGCAGTCCACTGATGTAAGTGATGGAACTGAAGATTCTAATTTCCAAATAGCGACAATAGTAAATGGGTCGTATACTCTTGGCCTTACGGTTTCAGGTTCAGGGATACAGGTTCCTGATAGCGGAAAAATAGGAAGTGCGTCAGCCCCAAGTGCTATAGATATTAATTCAGCAGGAGAAGTAGGAATAGGAACTACTGCAAGTACATCCTGTACATTAAACGTGTATAACAATGAGACAGGACATTACGTTATTGATGCAAAGCAAGACAATGCAAGTAGCACTTCTCAACTTATTAATATTGTAAATGACGGGCAAGGGTATGGGATATATTCTACTAACAGTAATGGTTCTGGGGCTTATGTTACAGCAGGTAGAACCACAGCAGGGTATTTTATACAAGATGGAACGGTATCTTCTAATTATGGGATTTATGGCCAAAGTGCTGATAATTATGCCATCTACGGACGAACATTAGGAGCAAGTGCTGGTGGAATGATAGGTTATGATAATGATGGTACTACTTATGGTATTTTAGGATATTCGCCTAGCTCCACAGCATATAGTCTATACGGGAATGGTCACTCTTATATTTCAGGAAATTATACTAACTCAGATAGTCGTTTAAAAGATATCCAAAGTCGTGTTACAACGTCTGATGGAATTTTAGCAAAAGTTAATCAACTAAAACCAACTTATTACAAATGGAAAGCTAATTCAGATCAAGGTTCAAAAGACACTGACGAACAAATAGGATTTATTGCTCAAGAAGTAGAATCAATTTTTAGCCATGTTGTTAAAGAAGCTCCTGTTCCTGATTTAAGTGAAAGCCCACCCGATTCTGATGGCAATGTAACAAAACGGGATAAAACATTAAATGAGGAATTAGGTAATACAAAATTTATTACTTATGAAAAATTAACCGTATATCTAACAGCAGCATTACAAGAAGCAAGTGCAAAAATAGATACACTCGAAGCACGAATTAAAACATTGGAGGATGCATAGTGGATACCATGTTCAAGATAGGTGGAGTATACAAGGATAAAATAACCTAAATAGTAAAAAGGGGTACTAATTATGGCAATACCAACCACAAAAGCAACATTAAAAGATTACTGCCTTAGAAACTTGGGTTTCGGTGTTATCGACATTAATGTATCTGATGACCAAGTGGATGACCGCATAGATGAAGCACTTCAGTACTTCATACAGTATCATTATGATGGTGTCGAGAGAATGTATCTTAAACATAAGATTACACAGGCAGAGATTGATAGAGCTGCAACTAACGATACTGCAACTGCAACCGACAAGTTAGATAGCACAGTCAAAGCAGATTGGTTAGAAGGAAAGGGATTTATACCAGTTCCCGATGCTGTGGTATCAGTGACACAAGTATTTCCTTTCGATGACTCTTCAACAAACAATATGTTTGACATTCGGTATCAACTAAGATTGAATGACCTGTACGATTTTTCTTCTACGTCAATCATTCATTACCAGATGACAATGCAACACATTGATTATCTTTCACACATATTGACAGGGGAAGTACCCATACGATTTAATCAGCACCAGAACCGTTTGTACTTAGATATGGATTGGACAAATGATGTGAACGCAGATGACTTCATTATCATAGAGTGCTATCGTAAGTTAGACCCAACAAGCTACACAGACATTTATGATGACATATATCTGAAACGATATGCAACCGCACTGATAAAAAAACAGTGGGGTGCAAACCTTTCCAAGTTTAACGGTGTGCAAATGTTGGGTGGAGTAACAATGAACGGTGCAGATATATTCTCGCAAGCACAAGAAGAAATACAACGACTAGAGGAACAGATACAACTTGCATTTGAAACTCCAATAGATTATATGGTAGGATAACATGGCAGTCAATAGAGCGTTCCATACCAATAATGTATCTGCACTTACGGTAGAACAAAATCTGTATCGTGATTTAATTAAAGAGGCCATACAGATTTATGGTCACGATGTTTACTATGTGGATAGAACAACCGTTGCAATAGATAGCCTACTAGGTGAAGATTCACTTTCCAAGTTCACTACACAGCACCCGATTGAAATGTACATCGAAGATGCAGAGGGTGGGTTTCAAGGTGAGAAAGAAATTATGTCGCAGTTTGGTTTGGAGAATAGAAACGAAATTACTTTTGTTGTCTCTAAACAAAGATTTCAGCAGATGGATAGTCAGATTACTCTTGAGGACGGAACAGGTACAACTGGTGGTTCTGTTTTACTTGAGGCTGGTTCGATACCAAGATCTTCTTTGTCTGCGGTGTTGGATACACCGACAAAAAGTTTTATAGAATTGAATGGAACGGACAGTTCAAGCACAAATGCTGGAGATCAAATTATACAGGAGAATGATGACACATCTTTTATTCTCTCAGAGGAAAGTGGTACAGAGTTTTACCTATTGACTGATACTGCAACAACAGATGCAGACAGACCACAGGAAGGAGATTTGGTTTATCATCCGACACTATCCAGAATGTTTGAGGTTAGTTTCGTAGATCATGATGATCCGTTTTATCAGCTAGACAACAATCCTGTATACAAGTTACGATGTAAACAATACGAATATAGTCACGAAGAAATTGGTACAGGTATTACTGCGATTGATGAAATTGAGGATGACTTACAACAAGACGCACTTGAGCATCAATTTACTTTGGAACAATCAAGTGCGGTTAACGAAGATATCAGAATATTCCATAGTATAACCGATCAAGGTCTGTTGTTGTTAGACGGAACAGATAGTTCGTCTACTAATGCGAATGACAATATTATTATGGAAAATGATTCGACTTCTGTTGGTGAGAGCATACTTCTCGAAGGCGGTGGTTCGGATACTGAGGATGCATCTTACTTGATACAAGAAGATGTTGTTACTGGTGATTATACCAGTGCTGGTTCACAAGATAAAACTGCACAAAATGAATTATTTGATTCTCTGGATGATGACGTTCTGGATTTTTCAGAGAGTAATCCGTTTGGAGATGCTGGAGGCACATAATGTTAGGACAACAATTTTACCATGAAACAATGCGAAATGTAATTGTTGCATTTGGTACACTATTTAACAATATACATATGGTTCGCAAAAACAATAGTGGAACTATCGTACAGACGATGAAGGTTCCCCTTGCGTATGGGCCAAGACAGAAGTGGTTGCAAAGACTAGACCAAGATCCAAGTCAGGATAGCAAGGTTGCGATTACTCTACCACGATTAGGATTTGAGATTCAAAACCTTTCTTATGATACAACACGAAAACTAAATCGTGTACAGAAGTTTAGAAAAGTCAAGTCCAGTTCAGATGACTCTGGTAAGTTAGACTCGCAGTATATGCCCGTTCCTTACAACTTAGACATTGAGTTGTACGCAATGGCTAAGCAATCTGATGATGCACTTCAGATTGTCGAGCAAATACTTCCTTACTTCCAACCCGATTACACTTTGACAATAAAAGACATGACGGACATGGGAATCAAAAGGGATGTTCCGATTGTATTGAACAGTATTAGTTACGAAGATAACTATCGAGGTGAGTTTACAGAAAGACGAGCAATTATCTATACACTAAGTTTTACCTCGAAGTTTTATTTGTATGGGCCTGTTACATCACAGAACGTCATCAAGACAGTGCAAGTCGATCAATACACAGACTTACCTGATGCAGCTCCAAAAAGAGAGCAACGATATACTGTTGCACCAAATCCAGCATCTGCTGATGCAGATGATGATTTTGGATTTAATGAAACAACGTCTTTCTACCAAGATGCAAAAGACTACAATGCTGAAACTGGAAACGATGATACGACAACTGACACTAGTGGCATCGGTACATAATGAAAGAGGTTGCGAATATTATTGATGAGGCTCTTGGTGTCATCGATCCTGTTGAGAAAGAGTTGTCGGTTGCAACTCACAAGACAGTTGTTCCAAGACCGTCAGATAATCTAGAAGATCTCGATGCAGACTATAAGTATCAACGAGAGAACTTTTACAATCTGATTGAAAGAGGTTCGGACGCAATCGAGGGTATTCTGGAGATTGCAAGAGAGTCAGACCACCCCAGAACCTACGAGGTAGCTGGTAATCTTATCAAACAGGTTGCAGAGGTGACAGAGAAACTTGGAGACTTGCAAGAGAAGATGAAACGACTGAAAGAAGTTCCCAACACCGCACCGAAAAATGTAACCAACGCATTGTTTGTTGGTTCAACCGCAGAGTTACAAAAAGTATTGAAGGATAAAAAATAGAGAGTTTAAAAATGCTCCAGAATGGAAATAACTATCTAGGTAATCCTAACCTAAAGAAAGCCAACGTATCTGTCGAGTGGACAGAGGAACAAGTTACAGAATATACGAAGTGCATGGACAATCCTCTGTACTTTATCGAAAACTACATACGAATTGTTTCTCTTGATGAAGGACTAGTACCTTTTAAACTATATAAGTTTCAAAAAGAAATGGTTGGTACATTTCACAAAAATCGTTTCACAATCTGCAAACTTCCAAGACAGTCTGGTAAGTCAACAACGATTATCGCATACCTATTGCACTATGTCTTATTCAATGCAAATGTTAATGTTGCAATACTTGCCAACAAAGCAGCGACCGCTAGGGACTTGTTAGGACGGTTACAACTCGCATATGAACACCTTCCTAAGTGGTTACAACAGGGAGTGATGTCGTGGAACAAGGGTAGTCTGGAACTGGAAAACGGTTCTAAGATACTTGCATCGTCCACATCTGCAAGTGCGGTTCGTGGTGGTTCATACAATATCATATTCCTAGACGAGTTTGCATACGTTCCCTCTAATGTTGCAGAGCAGTTTTTCAGTTCGGTGTATCCCACAATATCTTCTGGTAAAACAACAAAAGTTATGAT